GTAAAGAAGAATTAAACCGAATATATGAGGGTGTTAGTAATTTACCCTTTAAAAAAGCCACCATTATTGGAGAAAGTGAAGAAACGACTTCATCAGAAATTAGAAGTTCATCAATTAAATGGATTCCAAAAACCAATGAATGGTTATGGGTTTACAAAAAACTAATGGATTTATCTACCGAGGCCAACAAAATATGGGGGTTCGATTTAATAAGTGCCGACGAAGAAATTCAATACACTGAGTATTATGACAAAAATGAAGGCCATTATGATTGGCATCAAGATATTGGTCCTGGTTCTCCTAGTCATAGAAAAGTATCAATTACCGTACAACTATCAGATTCAGATGAATATGAAGGTGGTGATTTACAAATTTGGTCGGGAGGTCAAAACATACAAAATGCCGCGAGAGGAGCGGGAGTTGTAGTTATTTTCCCAAGTTATATGATGCACCGAGTTACTAAAGTAACCAAAGGAACTAGACGAAGTTTTGTTCTATGGGTGGGTGGTAGTCATTATAAATAAAAAAAGGTCAGAATATTCTGACCTTTTTTTATTATTATCGAAACATAGGAAAAACGTACGAGAGTTTTCCACATCCTGCGGTTAAATAACTCACTACTATCGTACCTGCTTTAGGGTCTTCACACACATCAATAGATATAAGTTCACCACAAGATTCACCACATATACTAAATGGGATACTACCTCCACCTCCACCTCCTGGAGGTCCTGGAGGTCCCGTAGGTCCTATAGGTCCAGGACTACCTGTTGGGCCAGGCCCTCCTGTTGGTCCAGGACTACCTGTCGGGCCAGGTCCCCCTGGCGAACCGCTAACACCTGAAGTACCATTAGACCCTGGCGTTCCGTTTGAACCTGGAGGTCCAGGACTACCTGTAGGTCCCGTTCCTCCATCACGACCATTAACACCTGAGGTACCATCACGGCCAGGACTACCTGTCGGGCCAGGACCCCCTGGCGTTCCGTTAGAACCTGGCGTTCCATTTATACCTGAAGTACCGTTAGAACCTGGGGGTCCAGGACTACCTGTAGGACCAGGTCCTCCATTAGACCCTGGCGTTCCGTTAGACCCTGGCGTTCCATTTATTCCCGATGAACCTGATGTACCATTAGAACCTGGCGTTCCGTTAGACCCTGGTGTTCCATTTATTCCCGATGAACCTGATGTACCATTAGAACCTGGCGTTCCATTAGAACCTGGCGTTCCGTTTATCCCTGAAGAACCTGATGTTCCACTTGTTCCTGACGTACCAGCTCTACCTGAAGAACCTGATGTTCCATTAGAACCTGGTGTTCCATTTATTCCCGATGAACCTGACGTTCCATTAGACCCTGGCGTTCCGTTAGAACCTGGCGTTCCGTTTGAACCTGGTGTACCATTAATACCTGAAGACCCACTTGTTCCTGAAGTTCCGCTTGTTCCTGAAGTACCCGCTCTACCTGAAGAACCTGAAGTTCCGTTTGAACCTGGTGCACCATTTATTCCTGATGACCCACTTGTTCCACTTGAACCTGAAGTTCCGTTTGAACCTGGTGTTCCATTTATTCCTGATGAACCACTTGTACCCGAAGAACCACTTGTTCCACTTGAACCTGAAGTTCCGTTTGAACCTGGCGAACCGTCACGACCATTAACACCTGAGGTACCATCACGGCCAGGACTACCTGTCGGTCCATTAACACCACTAGACCCTGATGTACCTGAAGAACCGCTTGTTCCACTTGAACCTGACGTTCCATTAGAACCTGGCGTTCCGTTTATTCCTGAAGACCCTGATGTTCCTGAAGTGCCACTTGTTCCCGAAGTACCCGCTTTACCTGATGAACCTGAAGTTCCATTAGAACCTGGCGTTCCGTTTATTCCTGAAGAACCACTTGTTCCTGAAGTTCCACTTGAACCGTTTGTACCTGAAGAACCACTTGTTCCGTTAGAACCTGGTGTTCCATTTATACCTGAAGAACCACTTGTCCCTGAAGACCCACTTGTTCCCGAAGTTCCGCTTGTACCTGATGTACCAGCTCTACCTGAAGAACCACTTGTTCCTGAGGTCCCATTAGACCCTGGAGTTCCGTTAATTCCCGAAGAACCACTTGTTCCTGATGTTCCTGCAAATACCGTTTGTTTACCCATATAACCTTGGGAATCAACAACAATATATGTAGTTCTCCCTTGGACGTTTCTTAACTTCTCGGTTTTAATCTCCGTAGGGTCAACATCACCAACTTCTTTAAAAACGGTGTCATTAATAGTAACACCTGAAGGTGCATTTATCGTATATCCCTTTTTAGCCATTATATATTTTTATATTAAAGTTTTTTATTACCAATTTTAACTAAATAAGTCTAGTGTTATCGTATTAATTCTTGCAGCAACTTGTATATCTTTAGACGGTGATTGATTGATTATCACAACTCGTAACCTTTCTGGCGATGACGATGCAGTTATAACCGCTCTAAATAAATTAGAATCTTGTGCCGAAATAATTTCAGTAAATCCTGGTCCTACAAGTGTGGCAACACCACCAATATTTTTAATTGCTCCTGTATACAGTCGATAATCACAATCACCTGTTGACCCTTCAGTAGCCACTAAATATATTTCAACACCATACACTTTATTCTGAAGTACATCAAAATAATATGGGTTAGTAAGTTCAATATACAATTCATCCGCACTATTTAGTGCAATTCTGTTTATTAATATATTACGAGTACTTTGTGGTCTACCACCACCTACTACCGCTAAATTGTGATTTGAATAATCTTCTTCATAATATCTCTCAGAATTAGCGTAAGTTCCCATTTCTAACGCCCCTAAAGTAGTGTTATCGGTGATAGGGAACGTTGAGTCACCTATAGTAGTTGGTGATGTAAATTTAACGTATCTATCCAATGTCCCACTAACCGCAACTGATGTTCCACTTGAACCACTTGTACCTGAAGTACCTGATGTACCCGCTTTACCTGAAGAACCACTCGTTCCCGAAGTTCCATTAGAACCTGGAGTTCCGTTTATACCTGAAGAACCACTTGTTCCTGATGTTCCACTTGTACCTGATGTACCTGCTTTACCCGAAGTTCCACTTGTTCCGTTAGAACCTGGTGTTCCATTTATACCTGAAGAACCACTTGTTCCTGATGTTCCTGAGGTACCGTTAGAACCTGGTGTTCCATTTATACCCGAAGAACCATTAGTACCCGAAGAACCACTTGTCCCTGATGTTCCACTTGTCCCGTTAGAACCTGGCGTTCCATTTATACCAGAAGAACCACTTGTTCCTGAAGTTCCGCTAGTCCCTGATGTTCCAGCCTTACCTGAAGTTCCACTTGAACCATTAGTGCCTGAAGTACCATTTACACCTGATGAGCCACTAGTTCCTGAAGAACCGTCAGTTCCATTTATACCGTCAACACCTGAAGAACCTGAAGTTCCACTTGAACCATTTGTCCCTGATGAACCACTTGTTCCTGAAGAACCATTTGTTCCTGAAGTTCCGCTTGTTCCTGATGTACCAGCCTTACCTGAAGTTCCACTTGAACCATTTGTCCCTGATGAACCACTTGTTCCTGATGTTCCATTTATTCCTGAAGAACCTGATGTACCACTAGTCCCTGAAGAACCTGATGTACCACTTGTTCCTGATGTTCCATTTATTCCTGAAGAACCTGATGTACCACTAGTCCCTGAAGAACCTGATGTACCACTTGTTCCTGATGTTCCGTTTATTCCTGAAGAACCGCTAGTTCCTGATGTACCACTTGTTCCTGACGTACCCGCTTTACCTGAAGTCCCACTTGAACCGTTAGTTCCTGAAGAACCATTTGTTCCACTAGTACCTGACGTACCTGAAGAACCATTAGTACCTGAAGAACCATTAGTTCCACTTGTTCCTGAAGAACCGTTAGTTCCACTTGTTCCTGATACTCCTGACGAACCACTAGTTCCTGACGAACCGTTAGTGCCCGATGAACCACTTGTTCCTGAAGTTCCGCTAGTCCCTGATGTTCCAGATTTACCTGAAGTACCACTTGAACCGTCAGTACCCGATGAACCGCTAGTTCCTGAAGAACCATCAGTCCCATTTATACCATCAACCCCTGATGAACCTGAAGTACCACTAGTTCCTGATACTCCTGACGAACCTGAAGTTCCACTTGAACCGTTTGTTCCTGAAGTTCCGCTAGTCCCTGAAGTTCCCGCTTTACCTGATGTTCCACTAGAACCATTTGTTCCTGACGAACCACTTGTACCTGACGTACCACTCGAACCGCTAGTTCCCGAAGAACCGTTTGTTCCTGAAGTACCACTAGAACCATTAGTTCCAGAAGTTCCACTTGTTCCTGATACACCCGATGAACCACTTGTTCCTGACGTACCACTCGAACCGTTGGTACCACTTGAACCACTAGTACCCGAAGAACCGTTTGTTCCTGAAGTACCACTCGAACCGTTAGTACCTGATGAACCTGAAGTTCCACTAGTACCTGACGAACCTGAAGTTCCGCTAGTACCTGAAGTACCATTTATACCTGATGAACCGCTAGTTCCTGAAGAACCATCCGTTCCATTTATACCATCCACACCTGAAGAACCATTAGTACCTGATGAACCACTAGTCCCTGAAGAACCGTTTGTTCCTGAAGTACCGCTAGTTCCTGAAGTTCCCGCTTTACCTGACGTACCGCTTGAACCATTTGTTCCTGATGAACCATTTGTTCCTGATGAACCATTTGTTCCACTTGAACCACTAGTACCTGAAGTTCCTGAAGTACCGCTAGAACCATTTGTACCTGATGTTCCACTAGAACCATTTGTACCTGACGTACCGCTAGTTCCTGAAGTTCCACTAGTACCCGAAACTCCTGAAGAACCTGATGTCCCACTTGTTCCTGAAACCCCTGAAGAACCGCTAGTCCCTGAAGACCCCGATGTTCCACTAGAACCGTTTGTACCTGACGTACCACTCGAACCATTTGTTCCTGAAGTTCCACTAGTACCCGAAACTCCTGAAGAACCTGATGTCCCACTTGTTCCTGAAACCCCTGAAGAACCGTCAGTACCATTTATACCATCAACACCTGATGAACCTGAAGTTCCACTTGAACCATTTGTCCCTGAAGTACCACTTGTTCCTGAAGACCCGTTTGTCCCTGAAGAACCATTTGTACCTGATGTTCCACTTGTCCCTGAAGAACCATTAGTACCACTTGTCCCTGAAGAACCATTAGTACCCGAAGAACCTGAAGTTCCACTTGTTCCTGATGAACCTGAAGTCCCACTTGAACCATTTGTTCCTGATGTTCCACTAGAACCATTTGTTCCTGATGTTCCACTTGTTCCTGAAGAACCTGAAGTCCCACTTGAACCTGATGTTCCGCTAGTTCCTGACGAACCGTTAGTACCTGACGAACCACTTGTACCTGAAGTACCGCTAGTTCCCGACACACCTGAAGAACCCGAAGTTCCACTAGTCCCTGAAACACCACTCGTACCTGAAGTACCATTTATACCTGATGAACCGCTAGTTCCTGAAGAACCATCCGTTCCATTTATACCATCCACACCTGAAGAACCTGAGGTTCCACTTGAACCATTTGTTCCTGAAGTACCTGATGTACCACTAGAACCATTCGTACCTGAAGTTCCGCTTGTTCCTGAAGACCCATTCGTTCCTGATGAACCTGAAGTCCCTGAAGTTCCGCTTGTTCCTGATACACCTGAAGTTCCGCTTGTTCCTGACGAACCACTTGTACCTGATGAACCACTTGTTCCACTCGACCCGTTTGTACCTGAGGTTCCACTTGTTCCTGAAGTACCATTAACACCTGAAGAACCACTTGTACCTGAAGAACCCGAAGTTCCTGAAGAACCACTTGTTCCCGATGTTCCGCTAGTACCCGATACTCCTGATGAACCTGAAGTACCACTAGAACCATTGGTACCACTAGAACCGTTAGTACCTGAAGTTCCACTTGTTCCTGAAGAACCTGATGTTCCTGAAGAACCACTCGCACCTGAAGTACCACTTGTTCCTGAAGAACCGCTAGTACCAGATGAGCCTGAAGTTCCACCACCAACGATTAAATAAGCCGAGAAATAACTTGTTGACCTATTAGAACCACCCTCAAGATTTCTACTTGTTGGGTCTCCATTATAACCCGTAAATTCAACATAATCAGTAGTCCCATTAAAATAAATTATTTTATTATTACCTTGTGAAACACCTGCAGATGTTGTTGTTTGATTTTGCCAAATGAATGTTTGATTCCCATTTTTACGGATTTGTGAATTATATTGATTGTTCGCTACCGTAGCTGTTTGCCAAAAAACTTCAAGTGTCACATTGTAGTAACCCGCTATTGTTGGTGTAAATCTATAAGTTGATACATCCCACCAATTATTAGGGTCAAAATCATCAATAAATTGAATTATAGTATCAACATTTGAAGGAATTGATTGATTTGTCGATAAATAACCTTGTACAACATAGTCAGATGCAACCAATCCCGTTGGTGAGGTACCACTTGAACCTGAAGTCCCTGAGGAACCTGACGTTCCACTTGTTCCTGAAGAACCATTAGTTCCCGAAGTACCACTTGTACCTGAAGAACCATTAGTTCCTGATGAACCACTAGTTCCCGCAGAACCTGAAGTCCCACTTGAACCGTCGGTTCCATTTATACCATCAACTCCCGATGAACCACTAGTTCCCGCAGAACCTGAAGTCCCACTTGAACCATTTGTCCCTGAAGTTCCACTCGTACCTGATGTACCGTCACCTCCTGATGCACCATCTAAATTTGTTTCCCAAGTACAGTAATTACCTGAACCGTCAATTTCAGTTATCTGTAATGTTAAAGAACCTGTAGACGGATTATATGAAATCACATCACCGTGAAAGTGATTTGAATTGTCGTACGCAACAATTAAATGTTGGGCAATAGTATATGATAAACCTACACTTGTAGTTATTGTTATGTTAGTACCAACAACTAATGTCGATAAATCAATACAATCTGTTGAATTTCCTATATAATCGGCACTTACCCCAGATGAACCTGAAGTTCCCGATGAACCGCTGGTTCCTGATGTTCCGCTAGTTCCTGATGTTCCGCTCGAACCTGAAGTTCCTGAAGAACCACTTGTTCCTGAAGAACCTGATGTACCACTTGAACCATTAGTTCCTGAGGTTCCACTTGTTCCTGAAGACCCACTTGTTCCTGAAGACCCATCAGTACCGCTTGAACCGCTAGTTCCACTCGAACCATCCGTTCCATTTATACCATCAACACCAGATGAACCACTTGTTCCCGCAGAACCTGATTCACCGCTAGTACCTGAAGAACCGTTTGTTCCTGACGTACCACTAGTACCTGAAGAACCACTTGTTCCTGAAGTACCACTTGAACCGTCAGTTCCCGAAGAGCCGCTTGTCCCACTCGAACCATCTGTCCCTGAAGTACCACTAGTACCTGAAGAACCATTTGTACCACTTGAACCGCTAGTCCCACTTGAACCATTTGTTCCTGACGTACCGCTAGTTCCACTTGACCCATCAGTTCCTGAAGAACCGCTAACACCCGAAGAACCATCTGTACCATTTATACCATCAACACCAGAAGAACCGCTAGTCCCACTCGAACCTGATTCTCCCGACGAACCTGAAGTCCCTGAAGAACCGTCAGTCCCTGAAGTACCACTTGACCCATCAGTTCCTGATGTACCACTTTCTCCAGAAGAACCATCAGTACCCGAAGAACCTGATGTCCCACTAGAACCGTCAGTTCCTGATGAACCACTTGTCCCTGAAGAACCATTAGTACCTGAAGTACCTGAAGAACCACTTGTTCCAGCAGAACCTGATTCTCCTGACGAACCTGATGTTCCTGAAGAACCGTCAGTCCCATTTATACCATCAACGCCTGAAGACCCTGAAGTCCCCGATGTTCCACTCTCTCCTGAAGAACCACTTGTTCCGCTTGAACCTGAAGTCCCTGATGTACCGCTCGAACCTGAAGTTCCTGAAGAACCGCTTGTTCCACTTGAACCTGAAGTTCCTGATGTACCTGAAGTTCCTGAAGTGCCACTAGTACCTGAAGAACCATTTGTCCCTGAAGTACCACTTGTTCCAGATGTACCTGAAGAACCGTTTGTTCCTGAAGTACCACTAGTTCCCGATTCTCCCGATGAACCGCTAGTTCCTGAAGAACCATCCGTTCCATTTATACCGTCAACTCCTGAAGAGCCACTTGTTCCTGATGTACCTGATTCTCCGCTACTTCCCGAAGTACCGCTTGAACCATCAGTACCATTAACTCCACTTAATCCTGAAGAACCGCTAGTACCCGATGTACCACTTTCACCTGAAGTCCCTGAAGAACCACTAGTCCCCGAAGAACCATTTGTTCCTGAAGAACCATTTGTTCCTGAAGAACCATTTGTTCCTGAAGTTCCTGATGTTCCACTAGTTCCCGATTCTCCTGATGAACCTGATGTTCCTGAAGAACCATCCGTTCCATTTATACCGTCAACTCCTGAAGACCCACTCGTTCCAGATGAACCTGATTCTCCACTACTTCCCGAAGTACCTGATGAACCGTTAACACCTGATGAACCGCTAGTCCCCGAAGAACCGTCAGTACCTGAAGAACCATTTGTACCAGATGAACCATCAGTACCCGATGAACCATCAGTACCTGAAGTACCGCTTGAACCTGATGTTCCTGAAGAACCGTTAGTTCCCGAAGTACCACTTGTACCTGAAGAACCATTAGTACCTGAAGTACCACTAATACCTGATGAACCTGATGTTCCACTTGAACCATCTGTTCCATTTATACCATCAACACCTGAAGACCCTGAAGTCCCTGATGTACCACTTTCTCCCGATGAACCCGATGTTCCTGATGAACCGTCAATACCTGATGTTCCTGATGAACCGTCAATACCTGATGTTCCTGATGAACCGTCAATACCTGATGTTCCTGAAGTACCTGAAATACCACTAGTACCCGACGTACCACTTGAACCTGAAGTCCCTGAAGAACCGTTAGTCCCTGAAGTACCACTTGTCCCTGAAGTACCACTTGTCCCTGAAGAACCATCCGTCCCTGAAGAACCATCCGTCCCTGACGTTCCTGAAATACCACTAGTTCCCGATGAACCTGAAGTTCCCGATGTACCGCTCGAACCATTTGTACCTGAAGTTCCACTTGAACCTGAAGTTCCTGAAGAACCACTAGTACCTGATGAACCATTAATCCCCGACGAACCTGATGTCCCTGAAGAACCACTAGTACCTGATGTACCTGAATTAGTCGCAGTAATACCCGTTATTATAATGGTATCACCAATATTATTATATAAATGAATCTCAGATGATGCAGAAAAATAAGTACCACCCGTAACATTTATGTCAGTCATTCCTGTAATACTAACTGTATTACCTGAATTATCGTATAATTCAATATAGTTGTTGATACCCGAAGCACCTGTAAAGAAAGTTCCTCCCGTGATGTAGGTATCATTTAAATCGGCTATTCTCCAACGAGCGTCGTTATGAGTAACACCTCCAACGCCTTCAATAGTTGACGCAGTCCAAGCGTTAAGGAATAACTCTCCTTGGGGGGTGTCATTAAAACACATATAACCTGTCGAGACTTCCGTTAGAGAGCCCGCGGTTTCCGCATTGTTAAAAAGTGTAGTATAATCAGGTATTACATATTGATATGTTAAATCAGTTTCGTGAACATAAACTAACATACCCAATCTTCTTCTACCTGAAGATATACCGTCATTATATAATCTTATTTCATTAGATGTTCCATATGGGACATTATAACTGAAATTAATTGGGATACTATTACCTGAATACTCAACGGCACCACCATTAATTAAAACGTCATTAGGTATTGTCCAAATTAAATCTGAAAGGTTGTAAACTTCCATATATCCACCGATACTGTCTACACTGAAATTAGTACCTTCAACGTTAGCTCTATCTACGGATATTGGACCGAAAACAACATTAGCAGAAACTGGATTTTTATAATCAAAACTCATCATATTATTAAATATCTTACGGTATTAAACTTCCTCCTCGGAAATATAAATTATTATTAAAATTCTTTATTTTAAAGTCACCAATTGTATATGTCGAATACACTCTATAAGTACCTGCAGGTATTGCAGTACCTGTATAATTAACAATGAAACTAGAGTATGTACTATTCATAGTAAAGTAAGTTAAAGAACCTGGGCTATTTGATTCACCAATTGTCGCATATTTTTGTCCATTTGTCGCCCCTGTTGGAACAAACCAAGTATACCAACAAGACTCATTAGGGTCCATAACTGTATTAGGGACTTCGTGAGTTAAGAATCTATACGCAACTATTGGATTACCTTCAGAATCGAATCCTCCCGAAGATGTTGGTACTTGTTCACTTCTAATTGATGGTACACCTAAACTACCCCATCCTGTATAATTTAAGTAAGCATTCATCTGATTATTAAATGTTGATGAGGCAACCGAAGGGGAATTAATATTATAACCTCTAAACGCACTTCCTTGAGATACCATCCAAGTGTTAAATGAAGTTCTTGCACTATATGGTTCAATAGTTAAATAAGCGTAGAATGAAGGTGTTGCGGTTGGTGTCGGTGTTGGTGTTTGAGTCGGAGTTTGGGTCGGTGTTGGTGTTGGAGTCGGAGTACCTGTAGGTTCTGGTGTTGGAGTTGGTGGTGGAGTTGCAGTAGGTGTTGGAGTTGCGGTAGGTGTAGGGGTAGGTGTAGGTTCGGTACAAGGTGCGATTATAAATGTTTCACAATTAAGTGAGTCAATAACTTTAATCATAACCGCAGGGGCACTATTATACATTGCAGGTAAAACCACAGTATACGGCATTGTTGTTGTGGACCCAACATAGCTACAACTAGCACCAAGCACATTACACACATATACTTGATATGGTGATGTTCCTGTTATACTTGTAATAGTTATTGATGACCCCACAAATTATGTTACGTTTTTTTTTATGATTAACTCATTTTATAAATATTAACGAAACCTTTTTATTATTGTAGGTTGTAATAATATTTGTAAGAGTTTTTAAAAGAATGGGAATACCACGTTATTACACGCTTTTAAATACAACATTGTACAGGTATTGTTGACCCACAAGTAGCCGCAGTTACATTGTATTGTTCAGGGCCATTTGTTAATGATAAAACTTGGTAAGCACAAGTAACACAAGGAACTCTGTCTAAATTAACAAATTCTCCAATACTTAACTGATTTATATATCTAACTACATAAACATCACCACCAATTGCCCCTGTTTCACAATCAATAACCTCTTGAACGTTGTAATAGTAATATGTTTCCGTTGGTGTAGGTGTTTGAGTTGGAGTTGTCGTAGGTGTTGGTGTAGGTGTTTGAGTTGGAGTTGCCGTAGGTGTTTGAGTCGGTGTTGGACTCGGTGTAGGTGTTGGAGTTACCGTAGGAGTTTGAGTTGGTGTAGGAGTTTGAGTTGGCGTAGGTGTTTGAGTCGGCGTTGGAGTTACCGTAGGAGTTTGAGTCGGTATAGGAGTTTGAGTCGGTGTTGGGGTTTGAGTTGGCGTAGGTGTTGGCGTAGGTGTTGAGTAATCGTCACAACAGAATCCATAATCTATCATTAATCTAATTATAACGTCCTTATCCGATAAGGCCTTTAAACAATCAGTACTTAACTGAATTGTATTTGATTCGGTATTAATTATGATAGAACCAATACCAGGTATACTATCTAATAGATTTCGTAACGCGGTAACGTATTGGGTATCTGTTGGGTAATCCAAAATTCCAACTGAATTATAAAATTCACTAGTATAACCTGTACCCCCAACATCTAACAATATAGTAAATGTTGCGGCGGTTAATGAACATCCCGTTTCTCCCGAAGTTAGAACTTCATAACCATCATTTAACATTTGTCTTAAACCTTGTTCAGTACCACTATTCTCAATAAATTCACTATCACAGACATTAAATAATGAATATGTCGAATTATTAGAACTACAACTTACTGAAATTGTCTTGTTTGCAACACATCCGTCAGAATCGGTTAAAATTAAACTATACGTTCCCGCAGTCAATCCCGTTATAAACATACCCGTTTGAGAACCAACATTTGAGGACCAACCAAAAGTATATGGTGGTTTACCTCCTGTAATTAAGGCAGTAACTGTACCCTCATTACCGTTCCCACAAGAAGTACTAGTTAAAGTAAACGCGGTCTTGGTCGATGATGGAATAATAAAACTTGTTTTTATTGTACACGATTCACTATCAGGGTCCGCATCACTAACTAATGCGTTATAAAAACCTGCAGGTAGATTGGTAAATGTTGCCGTTTGGCTTGTACTATTTGCAATTATTTGACTACCGACCTGGTAGGTGTAAATACCTGGAGTGTCCACATAAACAGTAACCGACCCATTTTGATTTCCACAGGTAGTTGCAATTGGGTTCACGTTAACCGCATATGGTTGTACGTTCTCAATAACCACTGTTTTAGTGTAAGTACAAATCCCACCCTGAGTTGTCATTGTTACGGTATAAGTACCTGAACTTAAATTATTAAAAACCGCACTAGGAGATGTGTTCTGAGTATTAAGTACAGTACCGTTAGAATCTAATAATTCAAAAATATATGGCGTTTGTCCACCCCCACCTGATATAGTTATTGACCCACTACCGTTTGAACAGGTTGAGTTTTTAACAACTACGTTAGTTGATGTGAATGAGTTAGGTGTTAAAATAGTAGTACTACCTGAAACAACACATAGTGATGCGTCTGTAACTATAACGGTGTATGTCCCCGCAACTAAGTTATTATATGTATAAGTTCTACTTCCATCAATATCATTTTCACCATTTGAAAATTGATAATAAAATGGTGGTGTACCACCAGATAAATTAACAATAATTTGTCCATTATTATCAAAACAAGTTGGGGATGTGTTAACAAAGTTAATAATCCCTAATCTAGTTGCCGCGGATACCACAACACTTTTAGTTATTGAACAATTATTGGCATCTGTAACAGTAACGGAATACGACCCACCTGACAAACCTGTTAATGAGGGTTGATTTATCGGGCTACTACTCCACTGATATGTGTAAGGAGAGGTACCAGTTAAACCTGTCACATATATCGCACCAGTATTACCTTGGGTACACGCGGAATCATCAATAGTATATAAACCAAATGTGAATTTACCTGAATCAGTAATAACACAAGTGCCTGTAGAACCTGAACAACCACCATCGTCTGTGGCAATAACATAATAAATACCCGATGGTAATGAATCAAAAATTTGAACGTCATCAGCAATTGAAGTACTGATAAGGGTACTATTTAATCCCGACAACTGATATAAGTCGTAAGTTACTGGATAATTTTGTGTTGTAGCAGTTACGGATAACATACCATTACTTCCTTCACAACTCGCTTCAGTTACTGTCTCTAAACTAAGACATAGTCCTGTCGAAATCCAAAGATTTACATAAATCTCATCATTTGGCGGGGTATTTGAGTCATTTATTCTTATTTGATATAAACCTCCACTAAGTCCTGTTCTAGTTGAGTCGTCACCATCGTACACTAAAGTATCAACACCTAAATTTGGGTTATACCAATCGATAGTATATGGTTCGACACCGTCAATAGGGAATATTTGGATTGAACCATCACCCAAACCATTACAGTCCCCATTTACAATTGCATTATAAAACATTAATTACACTTAATTGAAAAGTTTATTCCGACATTTAACTCAAATGTCTTATCATTAAATTTAGGGTCACATCCTAAATTATAAATAACAAATTTACTTTCACTCGTACTTTCGTCCAACGTAAATCCAAGACCTTGTTCTAATAGTATGTCAGGTAAATATGTAGTTATCGTATTTAACCATTGTGCTGGTGATGGCACATCTCCTATTCCAAACCCGTTATAAAACATAACTTTCATTATTTGATTACCACCTAATTTAACATCAACATACCAATCAGACACGATTGACTGTTCAGAACAAGTGGTAAATGTTTCACCTATGGATATCAAATAGTTATTGATTGTTTGGTATAGTACATCACCGAATGAAGTAACAGTACTTTGTCCATTATCCCAAGGATATACATAACAAGTAACTTTTTCCTCACTACAATTATATGGGAATATATTACCATTAATACTACAAGGGTCACAAGGTAAAGGTACAATTTCACAACCTCTTTGTAATCTATACACGAATTTTTGTCTATGGAAGATTGAGTTTTCAAACTTAGACCCCGCCATCCATAAAGTGGATGCTGGTATCATTTGTTCAACTAATCTCACCCAATAATCACCTAAACCATTAATATAATTAATCATTGTCTGATAATTAAAATTATCGTTAGGGATATTAACCGCAGATTCGGATTGTTGATATTTCCACCAAATAGATTGTAACGTAGGGTATCCCCCTGTTTTACCATCAGAAATAAACTGTCTATTTCGAGTATTAATCATATTACTCCAAAACGTTTGAGCGAATTCAAAAAAGGTCTTCTTACTTGGTTTAGGATTGATAAACGTCCAATCAACTCCTCCAGGTTGTGGATATGGTGTTGTTAGACCTGTACTAGGAATTGGGTAGTCGTATTTAGTCGACATTGTCCAAACATCATATAACAATCCTTGGGCGGGGTTCATAAATAAATCAATGTTCTTAACATTAATTACTAACTTCTCATTATTAACAAAGTAATATGCGTTATAATTTGACCTACCACCACTAACCCTTAATCCAACGTCATTAATTGGCCAACTCTTTTTATTATCAATAGTTCTAACTATTTTAAAACCTTCACTCATATATGGGAAAGTTCTATATCTTTCTAAATATTTTTGACCGTAAGTGAACGGTTCAAAGTATGTTTGAATATTAAAATTTTGCCCCGTAAATACACTAGTCGTCCTATTAACCTGTTGAATACTTTGGTGACTCTCAACCAATTCAAACCAACCAGCGCCTTTTTGAAAGAAATAATTTTCATTATTCGATAATGAAGAAGGATAACCTTCAGAATCTATAGGATAGTCATCAAGTGTTGCATTGGCATCTTCAATATTTTTTTGACTTGTAAACCCTGTGTATTTAATACCTTTAATTGAGAAAGTGGTCCCACTATCATATGATGGTAAGTCCTGTGAATAAGTTCCACCTGAAATATAGGAATATTGTCTTTCAAAATCCCCCATATTAATCTTCTGTCCCGCAACATAAATATTCTCATTAAATTCAACTAACGCTTCAGGAGCCCCAACCAATCTAAGCATAAATTCAATAGATTTTCGAGTACCTTTAGACTTGAATAAGTAAGCGGCATTCAATATTAAATTTCTATAAAATTGATAATTCAACTCTGTTGGAGTATTGGCTCTTGAGAAACCAGGGTATTGTATTTTACTATCATTACCAAATACAGATTCTAAGAAACTATCGTTAGTGATTGGTGAAACATTAATTTTCCAACCGACTGTCTCCGCAAGGTTTTTAAGTAGTTGGGAAGGAATGTCGTTACCAACATTATAATTTACGGAATTCATAAACGACAAGGTGTCAATGAATTTTTTAACCTCATCAAAACTTCTACCATATACGTTCAATATTTTCTGAACTTTTTGGTCTTCCGTGTCAAAATCTTTAAAGGCTTGTGTTGTTAAAAATCTAGTAACTAAATTAGTTCTAAATGAGTCAAACGAATCTGCAATATCACTAACAGTTGCTAAGTAAAAATCAAAAGCCTCGGTTGCAATATCTAAATTCCAAACACCATTTAATGGCCAAGTTACTCTTTGGTTATCCGTAAACAGTAAACCATCTTCCGTTTGTCTTGGAACTTGAAAAACCGCAGTATACTGAGGAACTATCAATCTATTTAATAAAAATTTCTCAACCTCATCAAATGGTTCCAATAATGACTTATCGGTATAAAAACTATTGGGTCTAATAACTAAGTACTCTGTACTTGTTGTATTATCACCAAATGGTTTACCAAGAATTGTCACAGTTAAAATACCACTATATAAACTTTGGGTTGGTTGGATGTAAACTACAGGATATTCTTTATCCCCAATAAATAACGAATATTTTGTGTATTCAGTCGTTAAATTTCTTAATGGTGAAACTTGATATTCTAATAATGAAATATTTCTTGTTGAATTTATACTAAAATCAACCCCAAATGGGTTTCTTGTTTTAGCAATATTAATGTCAAATGTCGTATGGTTTTCAAGTATATCATAAACCGCGTTAGTTGCCGTATTACCTGTAGATGAATCGTAATTTATTGGTGATACCTCTAAAGCACCTGGAAAAAAGTTTATAATTTTTTGTATGGATGTTGACATCCTTTTAGATAAAGGTCCGTATAGAGTAAATCTTGAAACCTCCGATAAATCAAAATTAGGATAAACTCTAAAATCTTTAGCAATAATTGCTTTAGATTCTAAAATATTACCAATGTTTAAACTATCCAAAGATATCGGTTCTGAAAACGCACCAATATTAAAGTTTCTATTAACTTTCTCAACTACCGATGTTGTGAATTCAAAATTACCCTGCGTCAAACCTCCACCGTCAACAATTTGTAAACCTACAATGTTGTCGGAGAAAGTTCCAGCTCCGCTAGAGGGTCTCGGGGGATATCTATAAAATCTTTTTGCCATTATGTTGTAATACTTGTGAAGTTTTTACTGAAATCAATATTATTACCTCTATCTTGTCTAACCTCAAATAACAATTTATTGTATTCATCTCTAATTTCGTAAAGATTGTACTGTCTGTATATATTATTTTCAGTGTCGTAGATTGTGTAGATACCGTCGTCAATAGACTTAGTTTGATTACCGTAAAGAGCTATCGCCAATGTATTGAAATCGTGTTCAGCAACTTCGATATCAATCGTTATTGGGTTAAAAAAAGTATTACTGATAATGATATTTTGACCAGGCTGACCAATGAATGGTGTTGCGTTTGGTTTATTAGTAGGTGCAGATGAAGGTGTCAACGTACAAAACATTAAATTAGTAACACCATCAACATAACGATATCTAATCGCTTTTTGAGATGTGTTTGTTAAGTTTTGAGTTACAGGTTGACAATAAAAATTAGAGGTGATTACTCTAAAGAAGTTAGGTATCTTAGTACCATCATCATTTAAGTATTCAATTCTAAAACCAACTAAACCTTGTGCAGTAAATTTATTTTTAAATTGAGCAGGAACATTATCTAAATTAATTACAATACCTTTAATGTTTGGTAACGCTGATAATACACCACAATCATTAATCTGTGTTCTTATTTGAGCAGGTCTAAGATATAAGGTATATATTCCAAGTTTATTAAATTCATTTGCGGGTAATTTTAAATTATATAACCCACCAAGAATTTCAATGTCGGCATTACCACCTGTACTTGCATTATTGAAGTAAGGTCTTAATATTGTTTTAGCATCCAACGATTTTAATATAAAGTTGTCCGTCGCGTCTCTTGAAGGTGTATAATTTAAAATAATATCAACATCTTCGGGTGATACATCAGACGGTCTTATCGTTCCATATGTTCCTATTGCCATTTTGTTTTATTTTGTTTTTTAATAAATAGTTTATTAGTCTTTTTTGATTATAGATTTTCTTGTTTTATAAAATTAAAAAATCCATATCCATAGTTTTCAAGGTCTCCAATGTTATCAACCTCACCCAATCTTTCAATTCGTTCTAAAGCACTGTTCTTCCCTCGTTCAATAAAAACGTCGGACTGAACTTCTGGTTGATAGACGATATTCATTAATGACTCATCTTTCACAATCGGTTCTTGAACCATCCATTCAGGAATCAAACCACTACTATAGGTTAAGTACGATGTTGTTCCATCAATAAAATCAAGATACTGAGTATCTTGTATTGTATAACCCGTATATGTTGGTGTCATCGCACTTATCACACCAAAAAACTGATTATTTTTATCCTTTATAATTTTATTAAGAACATAAGGGTTTTTACCATAAGATTGTAGTTCAGTTATTCTAGACTCCGTATTACCCGTAATTAAGAAAGGTGTAGAGGTATAGTTACTTGAGACTTGGGAAACTATGTTGTTCTCGGAATCACCTGTAAAAATATAATCATAGGATATTGGAGTAGCACTCCAAGAACCAACGTTTGATGTAAAATAAGCGGTGCCCTTAGGATTATCTATTGTAGTACCTGTAAATGGAACCACCACAGTTTTTTTAACGGTATTAACACCCCAAGGATTTTTTTGTGTTAAAGTTATTGTATACGTCCCATTATTAATATAATCGTGATAAATGTAATTTGGTGATAACGTTGTGATTGTTTGACCACTTACACCATCACCCCAATCAACTTCAAATGTTGAAAACTTTAAATAATTTTTAAACTTTTGGTCTGACGTATTATAGAAATAATATCTCTTAGGTGAAACTGTTTGAGCCGAGAAAACAAAATTCTTCACAACATCAGATTGTAGTAAGTTACCATCAAATATTGAATATAACCCGACATCAACTGCGGTCTCGGTTATCATAATAGGAATTGTTAACCCCGTTAATAATGAATCTCCATTAGTCCCTCCCGAAAGAACTTGACTCATACCTGAATAAACATATGTACACCCACTCGAGTATGTATCACCACTTGGGTAACATATGTTGAATATATCACCCCCAATAACTTCAGGTGAAATTTTAATATAATATCTATCTTCGTTCATTATGGGTTAATATATTCATACCATTTTATCGGATTTGACTCCTGACCTGCAAGAGTTTGTCCTCCACTTGAAATATCGTAGATTTTATACGTGTAAGTATTATAATCTAAAATGACCTTATAATAGAAATATCTATCCTGTGGGAAATTAAACTTATCGCCAATCAAACTTGATTGGGGTCGATTCATCATCTTAACAAAATACCCGTTTTTCGCATCAAAAAATTTGGCAGTCATATAAAATGTTGTGATATTTAAAAAATCTCGTTTTTTTAACCAGTAAATAAACATACCTTCTTGGTCCCCTAAATAATCCAATTTGAATATTGGAGTTTTAATATTCTTAGTCTCATATCCAACTGTTGCTGCAGTTGTTGCTCCCTGTTGTGTTGGAATTATTATTGTCACATAATTTGTTTGGGTTTTTAAATCCGTACTATCATACAAATCCAATTTAAAAAATGAATTTTTAAAAGGATTTGAATACATATAAACTTCATTCGTTGAGAACCCTTGTACAACATACGAAGGTTCCCATATAGTTGTACTGACATTAGCCCCGTTAGGCACAAAATTAAATGAGTAATTAACATCCGTTTTCAACACATTATTTGTAGGGTCGACAATACCCGCAGGTGCGAATCTGGCAACTTCAAAATCTTTATCTCCATTTAAGATTTCAGTAATGGCGTTTCTTTCAAACGCAACTAAAGAATCCGACCTGTCGGTCAAATCCCAAGTCATTTGTACAGGTATCACTAATTCTTTATCAGTATCAGTAGGTAACGATATTTTATATTTATTCACAATCATCTATATCTGGGTCTGAAATTGCATATAATTGTTCAGGGACATTTCCTTCAGGAAATAATCTGAATATTATTTTTCTTGATGGATAATGAGAGCCATTTAAGAATGGGTAATCCACACCCAATCCATTACCATCTATATAACCATAAGTATATAAGTCTCTCCATCTTAACGTTTGATAGTATTCTGAGAAGTACGCATAATCAGGAACTCCTTCTATCGTTTTAACGTCCCCCTCTTCAATATAATCAGAATACACTTTTAGTGTAATCGAATTATGTGGTTGGTAATAATACCCTGGAGGGTTATTAGGACTACACGAAAAATTAAATGGGTCAGCATTTAAAATACATCCGACTTTAAATAAATTATCATTAAAAACAATCTTATGATATAGAGGTGATATAACTCTTTCTTTTTGTTCGAATCGATTAAACTCACAATAATCCCCATCAATAATATCACCTTCTTTTAAGTCATTGTTATAATAAAAATTGAAGGTATTACTACCAATAGTTTTACTATACGTACCTGTACTAATATTGGTTTTATTTCTTGATTTATTTGACGCTGCCCAATATGGGTTAACGTCTGATGTGATATTAAACCCAAATCCTTCTCGAATAGCGGGAAAATTTGGCACACTAGTATCGAGTGGCTTATTCATCCACCCAAAATATCCTTTATTTATAATTGTTATGAATAATTCACTTAATGGTCTATTCTGATTATCAACATAAGGTGCAATGTTAATGTCTTTACTAAAAGAAATTAAATACGATTGATTACCTTCTTTTTGAGTAATTCTCGCGGTATGGTCAGGGGTTAATGAACTATATTCGTACTGTCTGACGTTATCAAAAGGATTGTATTCAAATCCCGCTTTAGTTAATATAGTATCACTTACATTTGTAAGTATTCTATGTTTTCTAACATAATATTCTGATTTAGTTTCACCTGAGTTATAAATGTCGACTATTCTTTTAAAAGTACCTTTAGTATCATTTGTAAATGTAACACCAGTAAATCCGTAATTATAAAGATTAAAAATATATTCACCCGAACCAAACCCTGATTGACCTAAAGAATAAACTTGGAAAACCTTACTACCTCCATATCCCAACCATCCAGGGATGTTTATTTCAACATATTCCCCTTCAGATAGATTGTGTTTAACGGGACAGACAAATGAAATTAAATCTTGCCCTGACTCGGTGTATGGGTTTTGAATATAAAAAGGAATACCATCACCAGCAGCCCATCCATTAGTCCCACCATCCTCTTCATAATACTCTAATCTTTTAGTATAATCGTTTTGATATGCGTAACTAATATATTGGGTCCAATTATATGTTGTCGCACTTTTATTTACAAAATATATGTGTGGTTGAACCGTACCTGATGTTGTAGTATATCCTGGAACTTTGTTATCGGTTCGTATAAAATCAAATTCGTTATATAGTGGATACCCTGTCCACATAGTGGTATTAAATGAACTTAGTTGATTGGCGTAGTACATATTATACGTGAACGGTTTATAGTCAAGTAAACCAGTACTTCCACTATACACGTTATAAAACATAAAATCCATATTAGCACTAAGTCTAAAAGTGGATGACGCCTGTCTTTCGTCGTCAAACACTTGAGCTAAACTGATTCGATTATTCCTATCAAACTCATCAATTTCTTTTTGAGTATTTTCCAGAGGTACTTTAATACCTAAATCCGTATCAATTGCGGTCTTATATCTTTTAGACCCTAATACTATTCTTGTTTCAATTTGATTACTCATTTAAACCTGTAGTTCCTAAGAACTTATTTGAAAATCTGTTTATGGCAGTATTACCTTTTCTTAATCCAAAATAGAAATACCAAGGAGCACCTCCTAATATAGTCTTACCTTGAATTGTTGGTGCCGAATAATTGTAAGTTATTGACGCCATATCATTCGAATTACTTGCAAATAAATAACCACGAGCGTTATATTCATTAACCGAAGCGTTCCATACAGGATATGGACTACCAGGTATTTGTGTTGGTAATCTATCCATTTGTTGATACTTAACCGCCACAATACTCGAAGGGTCAGGAGATGTAGCCCAATTATTAGTTTGTGTACCAAAGATTGTGTTACCCGAATTTAATCTCCACATATAATGAGGTGTAAGTTGTGATTTAGTTGAGGTATAATCGTAAGCAAAATCATTAGTTAATGGGTTCCATCTAATTGTTCTAACAGGTGAGATAAAATCTCTAACTTGTATTGATTCCGTACTTGAGGTAAACATAATACCCATCATAATACTATTTGAACTAGTCCCCGCCGCGATTACAGACGCCCCTCCAGGGGATGAAGGTGATGTAGTATAAAAGGATGTGTCCAACGGAACCACACCAATTTGGGAGTTAACCGCCACTGATTGTGCGAAATCAGCATCAACCTTTCTACCACTTCTTGAAAATAATCGAGTAATTTGGTTACCAAAGAAGTTAGCTAAGAAACTAGAATCAAGTAATCTCATAATACCAAATAGATTAACCATATCTGAAGTATCATTATATGAAGTTTCAGAGAACTCTTTCATATTATACCCATCAAATTGACCGTTTAAAATAATCTCTTTCATAAATGAATCTCTAGGTCCTAAATTAATAAGAGTTGTTGGGTATTTTAAATTAGTATCATTAGCTCCTTTACCATCATCCCCTCTTGATTTAAATCCAATAAAGTTACTACCATCCCAAGGTGTACTTCTATAATAAAACGTATTTGTTGTTGGGTGTAGGAAAATAATATCTCGACAATACTCCCGACCATTAACTTTATTCTTACTATTATAATAGGTATTAATTTTGAACGGATATGCAAATAATACACCGTTAATCCAATTATTATTAAAGACCTGACTTAAAACTCCTTGACATAATGCAAAGAAGAACTTGAATCTAAGGATATATTCCCCAAAATTTTCAAGGTCTTTACCCATTCCAGCAATTGGCCCGAAAATATCATTAATGTCACCACAACGAGGACAAAAACGATAACAACCGTTATCAGTCACCGCATCATCGTTCTTACACGCAGGGTCAACAGTGATATTTAAACCACTGGTACCCTGGTCGTAACATTTTAATGAAACCATTTTAGTACAAGTAAATGTATTTAAAGCACTATTACTTTCAAACGCGTTGTCATTAGGTTCAAATGTGTCAGCATACGACGCGTTTGATTGTCCAGCACCTGCAACAATAATACCATTAGTCGAGAAGGTATATACGGTCAACGCAGGATTTTGTTGTAAGAAATAGGTGTTATTACCATTAGTTGTTTGAAAATCAGAAGTAGGTAATCTATCACTTCTCATAACATTATTCTTATAATAAGACATACTTAAAGTACTACCCGTATTATACCCTGGACTATAATAATATGATTTTAAATTGTTAGGGTATGATGTTGATGGGGTAAACACATACGCTCCTCCGTCAACAAATTCACTAGGGTTATATTTTCTTGGGGTTAGTGTACCACTATACAAAGCCTGACTTGATAACGATTTAAGTAAACGTCTAGGTGATGATATTGTATTATCAATCTTAGATGGGCTCAAAACCGTAGCTGGTGGTGATGGTACAAATACCGACGGAATCACTTTAGTATTATCTAAACTAGAATAAAACGTATGAGTATTAGTCGTGTACCCCGTATAATAATATGACGATGAATTTGCGGGTTCAAAGAATTGAGAACTAAAATATAAATCAAATCCATTGTTAGGAGTGTTGTTATTCATACCAGAACCAAAATCGTGGTCAAACATATTCAACGGTGATGATGATGCAGGTAGCGTCGAATTCTTAATTGGAACGTTAACTTTATAATCCCCGATAACTAAACAATCTGGTTGGTTAATTGATGTGTACCCAAAAACTCGACTCAGGTCAAATTTAGTTTGAACACTAAATGAATTAGGGTCAACACCTCTTTGGATTATTAATACCTTACTGTCTTGTGATATAAAATCAATAGGTGTCACAGTTACCGTGTCACTAAAAATTCCCGTAAAACTAGTAATAGTTGAAGTACTTTCAATAATATCCCCAAAACTATTCGCGAAACGAGTTGCAGGTACTAAACTTCTAAACTGAGCAATGGTCATTCCCGTTATTACTTGGAAATACTCAATATCTGACGGATATGTGTAATATATTGTTTTACTAACATTAGTGTTATACATAGTAGGTGTCGAATATGAAAATGGTATATTCGACAATGGGTTAGTCGGACTTGCGTAAGTACCACTTAACGTAGTTGGTATTGTCGTAGTACCCGTTAACTGAGTACTTCCAATACTATTAACCGTTGCACCTGTAAAGTTAGGGTCTTTAGATGAATATGGACTTGAAAATGAGAACATCTTACCCGCACTAAGGGTAGTCGCTTTACTAACTAAAATCGCAATTACATTATCAAAATGTCCCGCAGTAGGACCGTTAGAAGTTGGTTCGTATGTCACTTTCACCTGATTAGCACCATTGTAGTAAGAACCTTTAGTATTAAATAAATTAATCCTCTCACCAAACGGTAAATCATAACATTCCATAAAACCTGAAGAAGTATTTATTCTCCCGACACCTCCCGCAGTCATATTGGTACCATTAACAAATGTACCCCCTAATAATTGTTTGATAATAGGGACATCTGATGGTGACCAAAAAAGTGTATTACTGAAAATATTATTAAATACCGATGGGTTGTCCAACTTACCAAAGGCAGTCGGTATGTTAAATGATGTTATAAATTGACTTTGGTTTTGTTGTGCCTGACCCGTGGTTTGATTAGCCCCACCTGTTGTAGGGTCACTACCATTACCGTCTGACCCATCACAACTACAAGCTTCACAGTCAGGATAAGTTAACATTGGCATATCCAATGGTTTAATTGGTAGTTTTGGGTCGTCACAATCAATACCCAAAGAACGACAAATCCATCCAAAAGGATAGAAACTAATTGCAACAATACTAAATCCAATACCACAAATACCACAAAGCACTGTTTGAATAATTAGATATATTAGATTTATAAGAAACGCAATAATATCATAGGCGATAAGGACGGGTAACATTAAGAACCCAATAATTGAAATTAGAATATTCAATATTATCCATAATAATGATGTATGGAAAACCCCGTCATTCGCAGGAAATTTATTTACACTATCTTCACAGGTATCATCATCAATTCTTTTAATTGCTAAGAACTTTTCTTTACCACCAGCAACCTTATAGTTGTCGATTAAACCCGAAACAGTATAAACTTTATTATAATCGAATTCATAAAATCTATCTTCACAATTAATATAGGATAATAATTCAGGGTTTGTTATATCAACACTACCTGTAGTATACCCTGACCAACCTAAATCAAACGCATATGATGTTAACGCGTCATTATAATCCCCAAGACCACCTCGTAATGGGTCAGACCCATAAAACTCCCATCCTTTTTCTTTAATGTTTGGGACTAAGAAATAACCTCTTTTAAAATCTTCCGCAATACTCTTACTTTGTTGCCATTTAATTTTAAACCTGTATTTAGCTTTAGTTGGGATACCGACTTTAGGGTCGTTTGAAATAACCTGTTCCCCATATTCATTTGTAGATATGTAGTTATTATTCATTGGTAGGTCAAACATCCACACACCATTACCGTCAATAACTTTACCACCATTAGGTAGTTTAGCTTGTTCGAGTATTGGTAACCCGTCAGAGTCGTTAAAGATTGTTTGGGTAATAGCCAAAATCTCACCAGGTCCTGTGGTCATTTGACACTGATTTCCTGTTTCTTTTCTCGAAACACAATTTTGTTTAATGGCAATAGAGTTTGAGGTACTAACTAATGACCCCATAAAAATTGCGGTAGGTTTAATATCAATGTTAGCCTCGTTGGTAATGTCAAAATCTGTTCTTGTAATACCTATTTGACATATCTCAGGTTCACCCCAAAATGGTGCAACCTCAATACTCTTATTAATAACAACAACCTGAGGTAATGAATTAAAGTTCGATGATGAATTAAATTTATTCCCATCAAATTGTTCTTCAGTTGCAAGTCCCATTCTAACCAAATCCTGAGGTCCTAACGAAAAAGGACCAATATCAGATAGGTCAACATTCATCACTATAGTATGACTACCAACAGGTACCCCATAAATTAAGTAATCACCACTGTCATTCGTTTGAACGGTATATTTGTAATACTTGTCATATAATTGAACAACCGTTTGGTCAACTAAGTTATCTTTTCGAGAAGGGAATGTCCCTGTGGCAACGTGATTACTATAAGAAGGAAGATATGGTAATAGATTAAATTTGTACCCATCCTCATTAGTATCTAAAACCGATTTATAAGGATATATTGATTTAATGACAGGGTTTTTTAAGTCCTCGTCAGTTACAGGTATGAAGATTGATAACTTAGCGTTTGGTATTCCATAACCATTGTTTGCAAAAACTCTACCAGCAATAACCCCATAATCTGAGCACATTCTTAAGTAGACATCACCTTGCCTAATTTTTAATGATAATATTTCAAGTTGTTCAAAATCTTGGTCAACTTGAACTACTAAGTTTTGGTCTTTGCCTGGATTAGCTTTAATTCTATACGAATTCCCCATTATATTCCTTTAATCGATAAATAGTTGATAGACTGTTTTTCAAGTCTGTGCACTGGTTTTTATGTTTAGAAAAAACAAGTTACTCTAAACATAAAAAGATAATGTAATAAATAAATCCTTAGCTAATTGATACGGTTTGGAAATTCTTAACCTTAACCGTAATATCCTTATTTGGATATCTAATTTGATAGATTTGAGTTGGGAGTGCAAAGATAGTATTGTCGGTAGGTTCTATCTGTTTTGTAGAAGAATCCGCGTATTTCATTGAAGTTTCTGAAGATGAATATTCTCCCCCAACTTTATTAAACACTTTTAATTCAGTTAACGATATCACTCCATTCTCAGATTGAATTATTTTATTAATTTCAGATATATTAACGTTACCCCCTAATTGTCTTGTTGACGGATTAAAATAATCCGAAATCTTATTAATTATCGTACCAACAACAACCCCTTGATTTTGACTTGCATCCAACACAACTGACGCCTCAACGGCTAAATCAATTACATCCGCAGTTTCAATTGAAATGTAGTCGTTTATCATACGATAGTTTGAAAGATACTCAGCAAGATTATTTAATAACGTATTTGAAACTATAGATGTTAAAGCACCTGAAGTATCGTATGACAATATCTTAACTCTAATTTTATTATCTTCCTCAACAACAGAGACTTTAGCAGGTGCACCAAATTGTCCTGGCATTTTTCTAATCAAAGCTTCATAATCATTAATCGTAACTGCTCTATTTTGTGCCGAGAAGTTAAACGATACAAAATTTCTTATTTCTTCTAACGTAGGTAATCCCGCTCCCCCAATTGCCGCAGTTACGTTAGTACATCTTAATGAATTAACCACCGCAGTATTTGTCGATTCTGAAGGTCCGTTTACAAAGAACGAAACCGTACCAATCTGATTGATAGTATTAACTCCGATATTGGTACCTAATCCACCACCAATTCTATATTGTACAAAGATTGTGGTGTTTGCTTTTAACGTACTACCTAATGAAAAATTATTTAAATAATTCTGCATCGGTAAAGTCTCAATTCCACTTCTCGCAAATTCCCTCAATTGGTCTTCCGCCGATGTGTTACCCCCACCAAACGTCATCTTTAAAAATCCTTCAGGTGTGTATTCAGTTATAAATCTGTCATTAGTAACAACCCATTGTCCAACTTTAACTCCAGGTAAATCAGTTGGTTTCGTCGAATCCTCGATGAATACCCTATCTTGAGCTAAGGCATCAACTTCATACCATTTCCCAGCAGGTGATAAAAACTCAGACACCGTAGGTACGTTAGCGTAGTTAGTACCATCTTTCTGTATAACTGATGTAACACCTAACACATTCTTTTCTGGTAAGAACAACTCAAAAAACGGTCTAACGTCATTGGCGGTTATAACTTGTTTGAATACTTTGGTAATACCATTAACTACTAATTCTCTTTTAGTTATTGTATAACTAATTAAATTGTTGTTACCATCGAAGTTAGGTATTTTAAGTCGGTTTGGGAAACCTTGTGAGTTATATGGTGATGAAAAATCAATATCGTATACGTTTTCAAAAATTTGTCCCACACCCGTAACTTGACTTCCTCTTCTTAATATACCTTCATATCTCTCATCATCCTTATCACCATTTGCAGGTACCGTAATTGAGAAGTCGACTAAAGCAACTGAAGGTCTTTGACCTGGAAGTTTTAATCCATAAGTTCTCGCGATGTTAAATATTGAAGATTTTTGTTGGGCGTATTGTAAAACTGTTTCTTGAACACTTCTATCAATATGGAAGTGTAAGTTGTCAGATACGGCAGCATTTAAATCTAATAAAGCCGAGAAAATAGACGCGTCGTTAAAATTATCTATTAACTCAGGATAATAGGTTTTTGTGAAATTTATTAATTCCGTTCTAACTTCTTGGAAGTCCCTTACGGTATAGGATATTCTTTTTTCTGCCATATTAATTAAATATTTAAGATTACGAAATCTTTACTACTAAAGACATCGTCGGTTATTACGTAATCTATTTTAACCTTAGCGGTGTATTCATCGGCACCCATACCTGGCATATTATACTCAGTAGTATTACTACCTGAACTTACACCACCACTTTCTGTCTCTTCACTAACATAAGCTTTGACACTAATACTAGTAATTCTTAATTGAGGTAAATACTTTTCACACGACTCTCGAATCTCAGATTCAATACTGTTAAATGTTGGAGTATCTAGTGGTTCGAAAATATACTCATATAATCGAGTTCCAAAATCTGGCAAAAAATATCTAGACCCTTTTCTTGTAAGAAGTAGGTGAATTAAATCTGTCCTTATCTCATCGTTAGCAGTTTGAGTTAATTTCAGATAGTCTCCTTCAGTAGAACTGTTGAAGGGGAATGCAATCCCATATGTTTTACCATTTGCCATATCAATAAATATATGTCGTGATTATTTCTTATAAATAGTGTAAAATAAAAAATCCCGACATAGTGTCGGGATAATTGTCGTTATATTTTAAATTAAGATGAACATCCAAAACATTCAATCTCAATACCCTCAGGTTTTGGTGGTAGATTCATATGACTATAATCTACTTTAGGTACCTCAACATTTTTCTTAGGTGATTCCATTTTTGAAATATCCATAGCCAAATGTTTTGCTCCTGTTGAAATCGCCTTTGTTCTAACATAATAACAAAGTGTTTTCAAACCTTTCTTCCAAGAGTGGAAGTGTGATGAAGATATCTTAGATAATGTTGGGTTTGACATATAGATATTCATTGATTGTGATTGGTCAATGAATGGTGCTCTGTCAGCCGCCATATCAATAAGTTCCTTTTGTGAGATTTCCCAAATAGTTTTATATTTCGGAATTAAGTGTTCAATTCTCTTAACTTTTTTATTGTAATTTTTATCTTCAGTGTCTAAGTAAGCGTTGAAGTTAATTTTTTGGATTGACCCTTCGTTGAAGATGATTTCATTTTTTAGGTCCTCACACCAAATTCCAATTTTTTCAAAGTCGTTAATCAAGTACTTGTTAACAATCATAATTTCACCACCAACAACTCTTCTATTGAATAAAGCCGAGTGAGCTGGTTCTGTCATTTCAAACGAACCTGTAATCTTAGCTGAAGACGCAACAGGCATTTGAGCCGTGAATAATGAGTTACAAACACCGTATTTTTTAACATCATTTTTTAATGATTCCCAATCAAACATACCTGATAAGTCAGACTCTTCTAATCCCCACATATCAAATTGGAAATTTCCTTTAGACATAGGTGAACCGTTAAAGAATTTGTAAGGTTTTCTGTTTTCTGTTTTACATAGGTCGTTACTTTCAGTAATTGCCGCAAAATAAATTGTCTCAAAAATTTGTTTGTTAAGGTTTTTAGCATCTTCAGACGTAAAGATATAATCCATTAAGTAGAATACATCCGCTAATCCTTGTGTCCCAATTGCAATCGCTCTTTGTTCTAAACCACCTTTATGTCCTTTATCTGTAGAGTAGTTGTTTTTATCTACAACGTTGTTTAACGCTCTAACAACTTTTCTAACCTCACTGTATAATAATTTAAAATCAAATTTACCATCAACAATAAAGTTTTTCAATACCATAGAAGATAATGTACATATCGCGGTTGTCTCCTCATCAGTAAACTGATAAATCTCATTACATAAATTAGATTGTTTGATTACCCCAATATTTTGGTGATTAGTTTTTCTATTTGCATTATCTTTAGAACATAAATAAGGTACTCCTGTTTCAACTTGCGATTCAATAATTTTATTCCAAATTGTTTGTGCAGATACTTTTTTACCAATACCTAACTCAACTGCTTTACGATAATTTTCTTCGTACTCGTCACCATAACATTCTTGTAATGGTTTAATACCTGCTTTAATAATATCATTTGGACAGAACAAATACCAATCATCGTTATTTTCTACCGCCTTCATAAAGTTGTCAGGAATCCATAATGCGGTAAATAAATCACGAGCTCTTAATTCCTCAGCACCAGTATTCTTTTTAATCTCAAGTAAATCTATAATATCCTTATGCCAAGGTTCTAAATAGATTGCCGCACTACCAGGTCTTCTACCTTGTTGATTAAAGAATCTTAAACCTTCGTTTACAATTTTCAAATATTTCAATAATCCTCCCGCAAATCCTCCTGAAGAATTGATTCTACTTTCTTTACTACGAATATTAGATAAACATAACCCAATACCTGCAGCGTCAGACGAATACGTTGATATGTCGTTGAAAGTATTTAATAATCCGTTTCTTGAATCTGAATCGTTATAATGTAACACACAAGACGCTAACTGAGGAGTTTTAGTCCCTGAGTTAATCATAATTGGTGTTGCTGGTGAAATAAGTTGGGTTGATAGTGAGTTGTAATACTCAACGGCCTCTTCAAAAGTGTTAGTAACCCATAACGCAACCCTCATATACATATGTTGAGGTCTTTCAATTACTTTACCTTGTGGTGTTTTTAACAAATACATTTCAATTAACGACCTCCAAGCAAAGTAATCAAAGTTGTAATCATTTTCGTGATTAATAACCGAATCAATATTACTTGCTCCGTAAGATTCCACAATCTCCATCAATCTATCATTTACCACACCTTCTATGTGTAATGTGTGCATAGTATTTGAAAAACTTTCAGAAGTTTCTTTATGGTATGAAGATATTGCAACTGACGAAGCTAATCTTGAGTAGTCGTGATGACTACCTGTATAAGCTGCAGCAATTTCATAAATAAGTTTATCCAACTCTTTAGTTGTGATTAAACCCTCAGTTGGTACTGAGGTAATCACCTTAATAAAGATTTCATCTGAATTAACATTAAGTCCTTTAGACGCTCTTTTAATTCTTTGATATATTTTTTGTGGGTTAAACGACGCGTCGTCTCCACTTCTCTTTTTTATTCTTAATGACATCATATTTCTCTTTTTTATATATTAAAAATCATCGGTAAATGAAAGTGATTCACCTAACTTTGCTTTTTGGTATTCAACAGTTCTTGATTCGAAAAAATTACCTTTTGTTTCAACGGCAATTTGTTCCATAAACTTAAATGGTTGTTCAACGTTAAATTCTTTTTTACAACCAAGTTTAATTAATAAACCGTCAGTTACAAATTCAAGATATTGTTTCATTAAATTTGAGTTCATACCGATAAGTGAAACTGGTAATGATTCAATAATGAATTCTTTTTCAATCTCTAATGCGGATAATAATATTTCTCTGATTCTTTTCTCACTTGGTTTATTTTCAATGTGATTATTCAATAAATGAATTGCAAAGTCACAATGTAAATTCTCATCTTTAAAGATAAGTGAATTAGCAT